TTATAATATATGAATGATACTGAAATAAATTTTGGTTATCCAATATGTTCATACCAAAAATTAGCTGATATAATGGAATATTTAAATTTTAAAGATAATAATAAAAAGTTTAGTTATGATATAATTGGATATGAAGTATATCAAATAAAATATAAAATAGAAAAATCTATAAATAAAATAATAATAAAAATTTAACTAGAACACATTACACAAATACCATCTTCATCATTGCATACATATGTTTTCTTTTTCTTTTCAGCATCTTTTCTACGCTCATCAGCTTTTACTTTATTAGCATCTATTGTAAATTTCAATGCACTAGTTGCTGGTTTTGATCTTAAATAATACATACCAGTTTTAAGACCTTGTTTCCATCCATAAACGAGAGCACTTGATAATTTTTTAGTATCAGGTTCAGGAAAGAATAAATTTTGTGATTGAGATTGATCTGTAAAATATCCTCTAATAACAGAATGATCAATAATTGCTTTTTGTTTAATTTCCCAAACTGTCTTATATACTTCTTTTAGATTATTTGGTATCCCTTCAATATCTTGAACTGATCCATTATTAATGATAATTTGTTCTCTCATATCATTATCCCAAATATTTAGATCAATTAAATCTTTAATCAAATGTTTATTAATCATGATAAATTCACCTGCTTGTGTAGATCTGGTATAAATATTTGAAGTATAAGGTTCAAAACATTCATTATTACCAAGAATTTGAGAAGTAGATGCAGTAGGCATGAGAGCAGTTAGTAAACTATTTCTCATTCCTGATTTCTGCATTCTTTCTTTTAGATTAATCCAATCCAAATTACTGGATAATTTAGATTGGCCTCTTTCATCAAAATCAAATTGTAGTATACCTTGAGAATATGGACTTCCTTCAAAATATTTATAAGATCCATCTCTTTCAGCCATTTCAATTGATCCTTCAATACATCCAAAATAAATATTCTCCATAATCTTACCATCAATTTTAATTGCTTCATCGCTTTCAAAAGGGATTTTCATCATACAGAATAAATCGGCTAATCCTTGAATACCTACACCAATTGGTCTATGTGCTAGATTAGTTTCTTTAGATTCTTGAGTTGGGTAAGAATTAATATCGATTACTCTATTTAAGTTAACTGTTGCAAGTTTTGCAACTTCTCTTAATTTGTCGTAATTATATACACCATCTTCATAAAATTTATTTACTGCTATAGATGCTAAATTACATACGCTATGGATGTTTAAATCAGATACCTCTGTAATTTCACAGCAAAGATTGCTAGATTTTACAATTCCTATATTTTTTTGATTGCATCTTTCATTAACTCTATCTTTGAAGGCGATATAAGGTACACCAGTTTCAATTTGAGATACAAGAGTTCTTTCCCAAATATCAAGTGCTTTTACTTTTTCTCTATATTTTCCTTCAGATACATATTTATTATAGAGATCTTCAAATTCTTTACCATATGTTTCATTTAATCTGGGACATTCATCAGGACTCATTAGATACCAATCACTATCTTCAGTAACTGCTTTCATAAATAGATCTGGTACCCAAAGTGCCGAGAATAAATCTCTACATCTTTCACTATCTGCTCCAGTTTGTTTTTTAATTTCAAGAAAATCTTTTACATCTGCATGCCATGGTTCAAGATAAATTGCAAATGAACCGGCTCTTTTGCCACCTTGAGTGACATGACGTGATGTTTCATTTAATACCTTAAGTAATTTTATGATTCCATTACTTCTTCCATTACTACCTTTGATGATTGAATTTTTAGCACGTACATTTGAAATATGTACACCAATACCACCTGCTCCTTTACTAATTTTAGCACAATCTGCTACATTTTTATACATACCTTCAATACTATCATCAGTTCCTAATAGAAAACAACTTGCATATTGACCATTGATTACACCAGCATTAAAAAGTGTTGGAGTAGCATGAGTGAAATAACCTTTAGAAATAAATTCATAAGTTTTTTGAATTAAATCTTTACTATCTTGAAGATAATGAATTGCAACAGCAACTCTTAAAAATAGATCTTGAGGAGATTCAACTGGTTTATCATCAAATTTAATTAGATAAGATTTTTCAAGAGTTTTGTATCCAAAAAATTCAAAAGTAAAATCATTTGAATAATCAATTAGCTTGTTTAAGAAATCAGCATTATCATTCATATATTTAACTAAATCAGGTATTAGATAATCTCTATTATAAAGTTTATTATAGTTTGTTTGTATGTAATTCATTCTACCAACAAAGGTATCATTGTCTCCTAATAGAACTTTAATATTTTTTTGTGCACTGCTTACAAGAATTCTAGCACCCAGTTGATTATATTGATAATCAGATGAGGCCAAGGTAGCACAAATATTAGCACTTACTACATCCAGTTCAGAAGTAGATATTCCATCATAAATATTATTAATTGTTTTTAATGATATATTATGTACCTTAATACGATCTAAATCTGAACATAATTGTTTAATTCTAGAAGTAATTTTATCAAATGATATCTCTTCACGGGTATTATCTCTTTTTGTGACGAACATAGTTATTTTATTATACATACTTTATATTATTCTAAACTATTTTTTTTATCAATTTTTTGGAGACATCTATAATACCATATAGTAATAACTTTATAAATATTATTGTATTATGATATTATATATATTTTTTATATTATATTATAATATAATGGATACTATATTTAGTTCTGTAAATGGATTATTAATTATATTAGTACTTGTAATTAATGATATAATTAGTTTTAGTATAACAAAAAGTGTATATTTACAAAGTGGTATTTTTAATACAAAATATTGGTTAATAATACCAGTAATATTGTATGGTTTACAAATATTAATATTTTATTATGGTTTACATAAAACATCAATGAGTGCATTAAATATTAAATGGAATTTAACATCAAATATTTTAGTAACATTAATTGGAATATATTATTTTGGTGAAAAAATTAATAATTTAAAAATTATAGCATTTGTGCTTGCATTTTTATCAATTGTATTATTTGGAATTGAAAGCTATGTAATAAAGTAATAATAATGTTTAAAGAAATATTTATATACTTAGAATGGAAATAATTGGAATAATTGTTGTTAGTATATTAGCTGGTATTATAGTTGGTAGTATATTTATATATAGTTATTATAATAGAATAAGAAATCAAAATTTAGAAAATATTAATTTATTGAATAATTAAATATATATTATATTATATATTTAATATGTCATCATTACTTCCTCCAGTGCCTACTACTTCGCCTTCTGTAACTATACCAGTAACTACATCTTCTGCAACTTTAACACCACCAACTCCCCCATCAGCACCCAGTGTAACTGTACCAGTAAGTTCACCTCCATCAGCCTCTAGTGTAACTTCTGCATCAGTACCCTCTAGTCCAGTTGTACCTTCTAGTACAAATGAATTATCTGCTCCATTAAGTGTAAAAGAAACTGATTATAAATTTTATGCATATGTAGGAGGGGCTATATTAGTTATAATTTTTATAATTTTATTAATTATGTTTTTTTCATCTAATAAAGAAAGTAAATAACTTAAGTTCAGGTATACGCTAAACTGTGTTTAGCCTGTAGCTAAAATCTTCGATTTTATGTATACGTTTGCAGAGCAAACCTATAACTGAACTTAAGTTCAGGTATACGCTAAACTGTGTTTAGCCTATAGCTAAAATCTTCGATTTTATGTATACATACTTCTCCAAGAAGCATTTTTATCATCATCCTTATCACTTTTAAGCTCTTTATTAATTTTAAAAATCTTAAATGCTTTTTCAAGATCATTTAAATTTATTTTCTTTTTATTTTCTGGCTCAAATAATGTACGTTTACCATGTTCAATTTTGCACATAAAAAATAAAGTTTCAATATCTCCACCCATATTTTTAAAACAATCATAATTATCTTTAAAAAATTTTTCTGGAACTTCAGTTGCTATCCATCCACAATCATTTACCATTTTCTTAAATATTTCACATAATTCAGGTGCATCATATTTTTCAATTGTATATACAAATGGAAATCTTCTTCTTAAACCTTCATTATATGAGAAAAAACAACTATCTAATGCATCTTGATATCCTGCAATTATACATAATAAATTACATTTTTGTTCAGATAAATTTTGATTTATACAATCTATCACCTCTTTAGCGAATGAATCTCTTTTTTCTGGATTTCCAAGACTATATGCTTCATCTATAAACATTACACCACCTTCACACGAATCAATTAATTTTTGCGTTTTAATAGTGCTCTGACCAAGGTATTCAGCTACAAGGTCTGCCCTTTTTACAATTTTAAATTTAAATGGTGTTTCACTTTTATCATCTTTTTTAGATTCTTCTTTATCACAACATTTATCTATTCTTTGATTCATATAATCATCTAATTCCATATCAAGTAAGTCATCTAATGTTATTAATTTAATTCTTTTTGCAGGTGGTTTAACTTTTTTATCAACTGGAGGCTTAAGAATATCCATAAAAAAATATAATTCACCTATAATTTTTCCTAAAGTAGTTTTACCAACACCAGGAGGTCCTTGAATTATAGTGTGTAACATATCTTGATTTTGACCATCAAATTCATTTAAAAAGAATATAATTTGACCAACAATAGATTCCTTAACTGATTTCATTCCAATTACTCCTTTTAATTTTTCTAATGAAGGTAATAATTTATGTAATTTCTTTAAGTTAATATTATAATCTTTAGAAGAATCATATTGTTTTGCTAAATTTATTAAGTCATCTAGAGTATCGATTTTAGAAGATAATTTAATCTGCTCTTTTGGTGGTTCAATATTTTGTGAAGATATTTCCTCATCATTATTTCTCCCTCTTTTTTTATTTAGATTATCTCCAGAACAGTCTTTAGTAGTTTTCTTACTCATATATTATATAATAGTTTAATTTTTATATTATTAAAATTATATTTTTCTAATATATATAATGGATTTTATTACAAATTTTGAAAAAATATTACAAAATACTAAAACAGAAGAGATTGTATTAGATGATATTGTTGGTGATATATTAAAAATATCTATACAATATATGGTTATTTTATTAATAGTATTAATTTTAGTATATAATTTCTATGTAGCTTATTTTAATAAGAATTAAAAAATAATTTTAAATATTTATCTATATATTTAAAATTAATAATTATTAAATTCGTGATCAGATTCAGAATCAATTTCACTTTCATTATCTTTAGAATATTTTTGTAAGATAAATTCTTTTAGATTTTCTTCAACTATTATTAAAATATCATCTAAATCGCCTTCTATATCTTCTTTAATATCAGATATCATTCTCATAATTATACTTAATCTTTCAATATGATCATTAATCTCATCTTTTTCATTAATTTCATTTGTCCATGCTGAAGCGATATCAAAAATATTAGAGAATAATTGATAAATATTTTTTAATGAATTTATTTGATTATTATTAAGCATAAATTATTATATAATTTATATATAAAATATTTTTTTATATATTAAAATATGAGTGAAGATAATATTGGTGTATATATAAATAGGGAAAAAATAAAATTTCCGAATATTCAAGATCATGATTTTAGAGAAAAGATTGGAAAAATTTTTAAAAATTTAAAAATTAAAGATAAAAAACAAAGTTTAAAAGAAATTTGTTATCCATCTAAATTTACATTTCAAAATCCACAGTTATTTGTTGCAGAATATATAAATCCTTTAACTCCATATAAAGGCCTTTTAATTTATCACAAAATTGGTGCTGGTAAAACATGTGCAGGTGTAAAAATTTGTGAAGAATGGAAACATAAAAAGAATATAGTTGTTGTAGTACCAGCTTCTTTAGTAGGTAATTTTTATAAAGAACTACGATCCGAATGTGCTGATGAAGAATATTTAACTAATAAAGAAAGAAAAATTTTATCATATTTAGATCCACATGAAACAGAATACAAACAAATTATTAATAAAGCAAAAGAACGTATTGATAAATATTATAATATAATGTCATATCATAAATTTGTAAGTTTAGCATCCGAAAAAAAAATTAATTTAAAAAATTCATTAATATTAATAGATGAAGTACAAAATATAGTATCAGAAGGTGGTATTTTTTATACAACATTTATGAAAGCAATACATTCTGCACCTGCAGATTTAAGAGTAGTTGTATTATCAGCAACACCTATATTTGATAGACCAATGGAATTAGGATTAACATTAAATTTATTAAGACCAGACACTGAATTCCCAGTTGGATCAAAATTTAATGAGATGTTTATAAAAACTAAAAGAAATAAAAGTGGTGAAATGATATATGAAGTTAAAAATATAAATAAATTAAAGAGTATGTTAAGTGGATATATTTCATTTTTCAAAGGAGCACCCGATCATGTTTTTCCCAAAAAAAACTTAAAATTAGTTAAATGTCAAATGTCTAGATTTCAATATGAAGCTTATAGAACTGTAATGGAACAAGAAGGTTATGGTAGATTTGGAGAAAGTGATATATTAGATTTACCAAACAACTTTTTAATTGGACCTAGAATTATTTCAAATGTTGCATTTCCAAATAAAGGTATAAATGAAGATGGTTATGATTCATTCAAGGGCAAAGCATTAGATTTTGATTTATTAAAGATTTATTCAATTAAATTTTATAAAATTATGAAAAAAATAAAATCATGTCAAGGTACTGTTTTTGTATATTCTAGTTTTAAAGAATTTGGAGGATTAAAATCATTTATTAAAGTATTAGAATATCATAAATATAAAGATTTTAATGATCATGGAAAAGGTAAATTAAGATATGCTGTTTGGTCAGGTGATGAAACTGCTGAAAAGAAAGAATTAATCAAAGATTTCTTTAATAAAAAGGATAATGAGGATGGGAGTATGTTAAAAGTCTTACTAGGTTCACCTGCAATAAAAGAAGGAGTATCATTATTAAGAGTAAAACAAGTTCATATATTAGAACCATATTGGAATATGAGTAGATTAGAACAAATTATTGGAAGAGCAATAAGATTTTGTTCTCATAAAGATGTTCCA